CAGTTATTTCATTCTTTAACAAGATGGGTGGCGATGGTTTTTTAAACACTACTATGGTAGAAGGAACCTCAACCGCAGTTAATGATGTATCTAACTTTAGAATAAACATGGATAATGTTGAAGGCTCTTTCGGACACAAATTGATGGAAATTAATACTGTGCACGGAAGTCTTTATCTCGTAAAACAACCTCTATTTAGAGGTATTGCAAGCGGATTAATGTGTATGGCTGACATGAGTCAGTTAGCATATAGACCGTTAGTAGGTAATGGTTTAAATCGTGATACTCAGATTCATACAAATGTACAGAGTGCAGATGAGGATTTGAGAAAAGATATGATTCTTACAGAAGCAGGTCTTGAAATCACATTACCAGAATCTCATGCTCTATATAATGTGGAGGGCTTATAAGATGAAAACAGACAACATTAACTCAAATAGCGGTAAATATGGTTCAAGCAACAGAAATGTTGTACTTGTTCCAGATGCAACTACATACACTATTTTAGCGGCTGACTCAGGCAAAATTCACGTTGTGCCTGATTTAACTGCAGATACTGTAATTAGTTTACCAGCAGAAGAAATCGGATTAAGTTACGAATTTTGGTATGGTGGTACAGCAGCTGACGCGCAGGACTGGCAATTTGACACAGGTTCTGATACTAACTACTTTATTGGTGGTATGGTACACAGTGACACTGATGGCGAATTAACAGCAGTTATAGACTCAGATAACAATAGTAATTCAAAGGTGAGTGTTTTATTACCTCACGGAGGTACTATGGTTAAATTTGTTTGCAACGGTACTCAGTGGTATTTAAACGGACACGTAGTGTCTGCTGAAAATACTGCAATTGTATTTGCTGACCAGTAATAGTAATTAGGTACTATGGAGTGGGTTAATTCCCACTCCGAAACCTATAAAGAATTTTAAATTAATAGGAGAATAAAATGGCAGCATATAATGCTAATTGTAAAATAGTTATTAATGATATAAGCGCTCGCGCTGACTCAGTATCTGGTTCTTTAGCAGCAGATATTATAGCAGCAGTGAATGCTTTA